TCAGGTCTGCCAGCTCCTCGGCCTCGCTGGCGTAGTCCTGATAGTCGACCGGGGCGTCGGTCAGGTCGTCGAGCTGTGCGGCCATGAGACGGCCGTGGCCCTTGGTGACGAGCCCGCTGCGCTTGCTGACGGTGATCGGGGCGCGCCAGCCCGTCGCTCTGATGATAGAGGCGAGGAGCTTGATCTGCTCCGGCGGGTGCTGGTTGGGGTTTTTGGGATTAGGCCGCAGATCCTTCAGCGGGACGATGGCGTCGTGCGCACAGAACACGGGGACGCTGCCGGCGTATGCCTTCGGCGTGGCCGTGGTGCTGTACTCCTCGATCTCGGGGCCGGTCTGCGGCTGTGGTTTATTCATGGCCGTCACCTCCTGCTGAGAATTGATTTTCAATCCACTTGTGGAGGCTGGAGTCCCGCCAGTTGTTTCGGCCGTCAAGACGGTTTTTCAGCCGTTCCAGCTTCGCCTCCTCGATCTCCTCGGTAGATCGGTGGAAGATGATGCGGAGCTGGTCGAGCATGATCTGGACATCGGCCATCTCCTCAATCACGTTGCCGATCGCTGCGGTCACTTCGCAGCCAGCCTGTGCCCGTTTGATTTTGCAGAGGGCTTTGGTCAGCTCGGCCATCTCCTCGACGGCCATGTCCATTTGTGCCGGCGCGCCGTAGGCCGTGATCGCACGATCCAGCAGGGCCCGGCGTTCCTCCGTGGTCATCACGGGCGGCCTCCCTTCGTCAGCTCTCTGACCAGTATGGCCACGAGCACGATCACGATGATGGCGAGGGTGATGGCGGTCGGGATCCAGATCGGGGCCAGTACCCACAGCCAGCTCCAGTTGATGACGCCGGTGAGCTTCAGGACGATGAAGGCGACGGCGAGAAGGCCGCAGAAGCCGATCCCGCCGGCCGTCGTGTTGTTTCTTTCGTTGTTCATGTATTACCTCCAGTATTATTTTCCGAGCCCCTTCAGCGCGCAGGCTGTGCAGGCGGTTCGGACGTCGGGCTCCAGTGCGAGGATCCGGCGGGCCGTGTCTGTCTGCCAGCACTCAGCGCCACAGACGGGGCAGGTGGTGGGCTGCCAGTCGTCCGTCGGAGGCTCCGGGACGTTATCGCGCAGCGGCATGGTGAGGATCCCGCCGTCTCCGGGCTGGTGGGGCGAGAGGATGGGCTCAGGCTCGTCGGGGATCATAGTGCCGAGGAGCTCGTTGTACTTCTTGAATATGGCCTCCGACGCTGCGCTCCAGCTCTCGCCGTGCTCTGTGTCCTCCGGGGTGGCGACGTGGGCCAGCTCGTGCGCCAGCAGCTCAGGGGCGGCGCTGATGGGCGCCTCGGCCGAGATGCAGACGATCGGCGTGCTGCCGTCGTCGGGAAAGATGGTCAGGCCGTAGGCGGTGCCGTTGGTCTCGTCCCGCAGGTCGGGGACGTACTGCGCGACGTACTCGACGCCGGGGTAGAGCTCAGAGAAGGCCCGGGCCACGATGGCCGTCGGGTCGTTGATGAAGGGCGAGGCCATCGGGCCGATCTTCTCGTACTGCTTCAGGGCCGTGTAGGTCTCGCGCAGCATGGCCCGCACTTCGTCCTTCTTGATGCCGTTGATGGTGGGCCCGTTCAGGATCAGGTCGAGCATCCTGTCGCTCCAGTCCTGCATCAGGTGGGTCTCCGGCATACCGCAGCCGAAGGGCACGACGTCGACCTTCTCACGGGTGAGGGTTTCGTATTCTTTCACGGTGCTGCTCCTTTCAGAAAAGCCGAGCGGGCCGGAGCCCGCCCGGCGCTCCATTTACTGCATGACGACGACCTTGCCGGCGTCGATCAGATCGCCCATGTTCTTCAGGAAGTAGTCGGCGATGTTCTTCTTGGCCTCGAGCTTCCAGATGCCGCCGTCAGCCTCGAAGAAGCCGATCCCCTCGTCGGGATCCACGCGCAGCAGGAACTCGCTCTCGGGCTGCTCCACCTCGAGGAAGGTGCGGAACGGCCGCAGCATGACGCGCGGCTTGATCTCGATGAGCGCGTTGAGGGCGACGCCCTGACGGGCCTCGACGGTCTGCGTGACGCCGTTGTCGTTGGTGCTGACGCTGTTCTCGTTGGTCATGCGACTCAGCAGGTCGAGCAGGTAGGCCGTGCCCTCGTTGGGGATGCAGAGACTCCGCAGCTCGATCAGGGCTACCTCGCGTCCTCTGAAGCCGGTGTACAGGCCCGGGGCGTCAGCCTTGGCGCGGTAGAGCGTGTTGCGGGAGAAGTCGCTCAGGTAGGTGGTCATCACCTCGACGGTGTCGTTGCTCTTGACCTGCACCATGATGGTCGTGCCGACCTTCTCGAGCTCGGTGCGGATCAGCTTGCAGATGCTATCGAGGCCGCTGACGCTGATGCAGTCGGGGCGGTCGACGTGGGGCGGGATGCGGGTGATGGATGCGTCGGCGTAGGTCTGGCCGCCGATCTCGAAGATCTTGGTCTCCTTCAGGCTGACGATTTTGTCGATCATTTTTGCGAGCATTGTGTTGTCCTCCTTGTTCTGTGTTGTGGGTTGTTATGCGTGCTGGACGAGCTTCAGGAGCTTCGGGGCCTCCTGCTGCGTGCCGTCCATGTTCATTTGGCCGGGCACCTGCGGCACCATCTCAGCGACGACGAGCTCGCCGTTGCCGTCAGAGGTGACATAGAGGGCCGTGGCGACGGGGTTGGTGGCTGCGAGCGTAGACTTGGCCGTCACGGAGACGCCGATGGTGCGGCGCTCGTCGTCCGGGGTCAGCTCGATGGTGAGGGTGATCTTGCGCTTGGCCGTGGCCTTCGTGTTGGGGTCGAGGATGTTCTGGATCACCTTGTCCATCTCATAGTCGACGCGCTCCTCGAAGGCGCCGCGGGCCATCGACATGATGCTGTCGCGCTGGTTCTGTTCGTTCATGGGGTTTCTCCTTTCTTTCCGCTGCCGGCCGTGCCATACTTCTCGAGCGTGTCCTTCATCGCTCCGGCGATGCACTCGGCCATGATGGTCGCGGTCTTGGTTTCGCTGTTCTTGGCAGCCTGTTCAATGGCTGCGCGGATCTCGTCGGGCTCATAGCCCGTGTTCTCATAGGCGGCGAGCTTCTGGACGAGCACCTCCTTGGTGGCTGCGCTCCAGTAGCCCGTCTTGATGCCGTTGACTCTCTCGTGGGTCAGACGTTCCATGCTGGCCCTCCTCTCAGGTGGCCGATCCGAGCGTCATCTGCTCGGCCTCGGTCGGGTTGTCTGCGTAGGCTGCGGCCGTCTGGCCCGTGGGGCCTGAAGGCTCCGCTCTGGCCCACACGGCCTCGGTGGCGTCCGAGCGGGTGGCCTTACGGCGGCCGACCGTCGTGAGGATCCCGATCTCCTTCAGCTCTGTGAGCCGCGGGGCGACGTAGTTGCGGTTGAAGTACGGGATCCGGCCGGCTGCGACGAGCTCCTCAGTGATCTCGCTGGCCGTGAGCTCACGGTTGCCGAGGGTCTCGAGGATCAGGCGGCAGCGGGCGGCCCGCTTGGGGAGTACGGCGTCATAGCTGCGGCGCCGGGTCTCTTTGGTTGTCTGGTTCATGTGTTTCCTCCTTTCCGGCCAGCTCGACGCTGTCGACTGGCGCGTCCTTGACTTCAGGCGTCGGCGCTTCGTTGCCCCACACGTCCCATCCCGGGGCGGCTTCTCTGGCAAAAAGCTCGATGCGGGGTAGGTCTCCCATCAGCTCGACGATCCTGTCGCGTATCTCGGCCGGCTTTCTGCTGTGCTGCTGGAGCGGGGAGAGGACGACGCTGCGGACGCTGCCGCTGATGCGCTTCGGCTTGCCCTTGGTCGCCAGCAGGCAGATCTCTGAGTTGCTGCGCGTCCAGTTTCCGAGCCCCATGAAGATGCCGGTGCCGTTTCTGTTCAGCTTTACCCAGTTGAAGGCGACGGTCTTGTAGCTGAAGCCCCACGCCTCGATCACGTCGAGGGCCTCGCGGAGCATGGGGAAAGTCGCCCACATGAAAAGCACGCAATCCTCGTTAGCAATACCCCCCCCGCAGCTCCGACGCCCATGCGCTTTATGTCCTCGATGGTCATGGTGTCGTAGTGCTTGGAGGCTGCTGCTCTGGTGCCGCGGTTCTGATAGCTCCACGGGGGATCGGCGTAAATGATGCTGTACTTCTTGTCAGGGAGTGGGGTCATGGGCGGCCTCCTTTCTGAGCACTTCCGACTCGATGCCGTGCAGGAACTTGATGAAGCCGGCCGTCGCCGGCACCTCGTAGCGGGAGAGCTCTGCGTGCGTCATGTACTTGCGGCCGTAGATCTCGGCCATATCACGCCAGACGGGCCACGGCACGCGGTAGAAGTCCGTCAGGCTCACGGAGACGAGCACGAAGGCGATGGCGCCGAGCTTGTGATGGGCCTCGAGGTCGTCCTGCTGCTCTTGAGTGAGCCGGCGCTGCTCGATGCGCTCGTCGTCGGTGTGCTTGGCCTCGAAGTAGATGCTCCGGCCGCCCTTCAGGGTGCCGCCATAGTCCGGCTGGGCCTGCTTGGTATAGCAGGCGAGGAACTGGCCCTTGCGGTTCTTGGCGCCGAGGGGCTTCATGGGCTCCGGCGTCTTTTCGATCTTGGCGAGGCCGCGGCTGAGGTAGTAGTCGCACGAGGCCGAGATGATATTCTCGAAGTAGCCGCCGGCGACTCTGGCCTGCTTGCCGCGGATCTGCGCCATCATGTGTTTTTCGGCTGCGTAGGGCGTCGGGTCGTTGTAGCCCTCCGCGTTCTTTCTCGGGTCGTACTTCGTCACGGCGTTCAGCCTCCGATCTCGATGTGGACGCCCGGATCGGAGATCAGGCGGTCGGCGAGCTCGAGGATGACGCTGCCATCCAGCTCGATGCTGATGGGGCCGTGGTCGAGATGCTGGTTGCAGACAGCCATCGCCTTGAAGGCGGGCAGGTGCAGCGTCACGCTGCCGATGTCAGGCTTGTCCTCGGGCTCCTCGTCGGGTTTCAACTCGCTGATGGCCTCGAAGCCGTTGCGGACGGGGATGCCGTGCGCCTTGGCGAGCTCGATCTCCGCGGCCATGCCGGCCGAAGGGTGGTCGATGCCGAAGGCCCACAGCTCGGAGCAGCCGAGCACCAGCTCGCTGCCGATCTTCAGGGCCAGCTCACGCTCCTCGGGGACGTTGTCGTCCATGAACTGCGTGAGATAGATGTGCGGGGTGACGGGGATGACGCCCTTCTCTACAGCCGCGCGGCTGTACTCCTTGGCGCGCTGGATGTTGTTCTCGTAGTCCCCGCGGCACGGGGAGCAGATGTAAACCTTTTTCATGTTGTTCCTCCTATCGTGAGCGCCAGCTCTGGCCGGTGAGGGTGATGCCCCTGCACATTTCCATGAGCCGGTCGATGGTGGCCCGGGCCGTCATGCTGTCGTGGCTTTCCCGCGGCGTCATGCGGTCGATCAGGGCCTCGGTGTCGTAGTTGGTGGCCACTATGGTCGGTAGGTATGCCTCATAGCGGCCGTTGATGATGTTGTAGACCGTTGAGATTGCCCACTCGGTCGGCGGCTCCTTGCCGATGTCGTCGATCACGAGGAGTGGGACGGTCTTGTAGATCTTCAGGACGTCGCTCTCGCTGCCGCCGGTCGTGGAGTAGGTGCGCTTGATGCGCTCCAGCAGGTCGATCATCGTCATGCAGATGACCGGCTTGCCTTGCGCGATCAGGTGGTTGGCGATGGCAGCGGCGAGGTGGGTCTTGCCGGTGCCCGGCGGGCCCGCGATAAACAGGCCGTTTCGGCCGGGTTCCTGACGGCCGGGCTGCGGCAGCATGGCGTCGAAGCCTTCGGCGTAGCGCCGGGCGGCTGCCGCTGCTCGCTTGTTGTCGTCGGTGAGCTGGAAGGTGGAGAAGGTGCGCCGCAGGAAACGGTCGCCCATGCCGGACTCGCCGACGATGCGCTTGATGCGATCCCGCATTTTCTTCTCCTCCTCAGCCTTGGCGGCTGCGGCCTCAGCAGCTTCGCGCTCTGCCTTCGCCTTCTCATAGGCAGCCACGGCCTCTGGGCAGGTGCATTGCTCGGCTCCGTAGGGAGGCCAGAGGATGCGGTTGCCGAGTGGGATGCCCTTGTGGTAGCGCAGGGCGCCGCAGAACTCGCAGGGGACGGGCTCAGGGACTCCGGGACGGCCGGCGAGGCGCTCGTCGTTGCTCCAGATCCAGTTACCGGCGTCACTCGTCGTCGGCCGGCTTGAAGCCCTTGCCCCAGTCTCGGCCGGAGCTGTCGGGCTGTTCAGGATCTCGCTGATTTTCTGCACCTTCGTTCACCTCCTCATTGTCCCAGTATCCGCCGTTGAGCCATGTGCTCGGGTTCGGTATGTAGCGTCCGTTCTCCCGGCGCCACTGGTCGCTCCGCTTCTGAGCGTCGACCGCCTGCATGATCCTCTCGTGGAGCTCAGCGGTGGGCTTGATCTTGTTCCACGCCTTCAGAGCGTACTGCTTGCCGGTCTTTTTCGGGTAGGCTTTCCAGAACTCGAGAAATCTGGCCTCGACGAGCGACTTCGTGCCGCCGTCACTCCCCTCGTCAGAGGGGGAAGGGGGTGTATTACCTTCTCTTGTCTTATCTTCTCTACTCTGGTCTACTCTGCCTCCGGCTTTCTTGCGGCTGTTTGCCGGTCGTCCTGCGGTCGGCGTTTGGTCGTCCGGCGAGACGTCGGCAGACGCCGCAGCAGCGGCCCGGCGACTGCGGGAGCGCTCTTTCTCGGCTTGCCGCTGGTCGATCAGCTTGCCGGCGTACTCGTACCAGTCATGGATCTCGAGCGTCCCGTCCTCTTTTTCGTCGATCCAGCCCGCCCGGATCAGCGTTTTCGCCAGCTTTTCGGGGTCTCCGTCCCACTGAGCGGCCCGCGAGATCATGCGCGGCGTGATGTCGACGAGGCTGCCGGTCGGGGCGTTGTCGAGGGCCCACAGCCAGAACGAGACGAGCAGCCCCATCATGTGCGGCGGCTCGACTTCGAGCTGGTCAGCAGCGTCGAACAGTTTGCGGTGATCCTTGAGTGTCTGATGCACTTGCAGCCATGCCACGGTCGTCACCTCCTTTCTGTGGTCGTTTGTTTGTGGCCTGCTTTTGGTCGTCTGCCGGTCGTCCGGCGGTCATGTTAAAATGGAAGGTCGCCATTGTCCTCGATCTCCGTGAAGTCGCCGGAGCCCTCAGAATAGCCCGGATCGGCGAAGTCGCTGCCAGAGCTCTGACCGCCGTCCTTCTTGCTGTCGCAGAAGTGGACGGAGTCGACCGTGATCTCGACGGCTTTGCGGCGGTTTCCGTCCTTGTCCTCGTAGCTGCGGCTCGTGAGCTCGCCCTCGACGAGGACGAGGCGGCCCTTGCTCAGGTACTTGCAGACGAACTCGGCCTGTGCGCGCCATGCGACGCACTCGATGAAGTTGGTGATCTTCTTGCCGTCCTTGGTCTTGCGGCCGGTGTCGCTGGCGAGGGTGAAGCTGGTGATCGCCGTGCCCTGCTGCGTGTACCTGAGCTCAGGGTCAGCGGTTAGACGGCCTTGGAGGCCGGTGTGGTTATACATTAGGCGTTTCCTCCTTGCTGGTTATGCTGTGCGGCCGCGTTGTCGAGGGACGTGCAGATCTCGTCGTACTCTTGGCGGGTCAGGGCGGCCGGATCCTGCTTTTTGTACTTCTCCACGATCCGGGCGTTGGTGCGCTCCTTGGTCATTCCTGCGGCCTCTGCCTTCTTGTAGAGGCGTGCGAGCTGCGCGTCGCTCAGACGGCCGGAGCCCTGCCCCTGACGGCCCTGCGCGGCCTGCTGGCGGCCTCCAGTGCCGGATCCTTTGCCCTGCGCGCCGAAGTCACTGTTGTCGGGGTCGTCCTCGCCTTGGTCGACGGTGAACTTCTCGAAAAGGTAGTATTTCAGGGCGTAGGTGTGTGCCGCGCCCTTGGCCTTGGCCGGGTCATCGTTCCAGCCGACGGCGTGGACGGTGGCCTCGATGGTCTCGTCGTCGTTGTCGAGGTTCAGCCAGCGGATCGTCAGGTCGGCCTCGTAGAGGAACATGAGCTTATCGCCGTTGCGGGTCTTGGTCTGCATGGTGATCCAGTAGACCGGGTCGCCGTTCTCGGCGTGGCGGGTGGCCTGCTCGCTGATGACGTCGAAGTCGACGCCGAGCTCGTTCATTATCGGGGTGATCTTCTCCCACACGTCGTAGATCTTGGCGTACTTGTAGCTGACGCCGTCGCTGTGCTGCTTCTTGACGATCTCCGGGCAGGCTTTCCGCATTTCGACGAGCTTCTGCCGGAGCGTCAGGCAGGCGGCTTCAGGAGGGGCCGCAGCAGCGGCCGCCTCGGTTTTCTTGGTTTCTGCCATGTCGGTGCCTCCTTACACGTCGACCGTGAAGATGCCCGGGGTCTCGTAGACGGTGACGCCCTCCACGATCTCGCCGGTCTCGGTCAGGGTTGCGATGTCGCCGGTGTAGCTGAGCAGCTTCTTCAGGTCGGCCCAGCGGGTCGACTCCTCGACCTTCACGAGCTCGCCGTAGCCGTTAGCTTTGAGCCACGGCACCAGTTTGGCCTCGTCGAGCTTGGTCTTGGTGGTGCCCTTCTTGAAGGTCAGGGTGCCGGAGAGGAGGCGGTACTTCTCCGTCGTCTTGGTCTCCTTGTGGGGGACGGTGGCGAAGAAGTCGGCCAGACAGCTCGTGAGGTACGAGGTGCCGTTCTCCATGCGCTTGCGGGCGGCGGCGACTTTCTCGTTGATGGCCGCGATCTGCTCGTCGGCCAGAGCCTTCAGGCGGTCGTACTCGCTGCGCTCGTCGGCGATCTTGCGGATGGCCCAGTCGGCACAGCGGTCGTCAGTGATACGGAACGGGGCACGCTCGCCCTCTGCGACGGTGCCGAGGTCGACCTGCTCCAGCTCGTCCAGCGTGGCAGCAGGCAGCAGCTCGGGCTCCTGCGTGGTGGTGGCCTCGACGTCTGCCTGCTCGGCAGCGAGGGCCGCGGTGGTCTTATCGCTCATTGTTGTGCTCCTTTCTCTCGGTGACGTTGAAGGTGAGCATCACGCCGCAGGTGACAGGGGTGATGCTCTCGAGCTCGAGGTCGCGGCCGCTGCGGAGGTGCAGGGTCTCGCCCGGCTTCATTTCGGTGAGGTGTTTCATCTGGTACTCCTTTCTACAAAGAAACGGTGCCCGCCTTCCTCGATGACGAAGATCTGGCTCTCGTGGAAGTCGCTGGTCACGAGGGCAGGGTTGTAGAAGTAGAGGATCGGCTCGTCCACGACGGTCTCGCCTCGGTCGAACACGGCCGCGACGGCGTCCCTGACGCGCTGCGTGGGATCCGGCCGGCTCTTGGTGTAGCTGTAAAGGGCGACGGCCTCAGAGGGCTCGACGCCGCGCTTCTCGGCTGCGTTGAGGATGCACTGAGCGACGAGCATTTGGCCCTCGAAGGACTCCCCGCCGGCCTCGGCCATGACCACGCGCTCGACAACGTCGCGCTCGGCGTCGGTCAGAGGGTAGCGCACGGCGGGCTCGGTCGGCTCCACGGTCTCAGCGGCCGGGGCGGGGGTGTCCGGGATGTATGCGCCGACGGTGCTGGTCGGCGGCAGGATGTCGGTCTCCTGCTTGCTGCCGGCCGGGGTGGTGAAGATCGCCACGGAGATGCCGCCCAGCAGAAGGACGGCAGCGGCCAGCGTGGCAGCTCTCAGGGCTTTCCTCTTGGCACGGCGGCGCCGGCGTGTTATACTTGCGGTGCGGGATCCGTATGCTGGCAGGCTGCTGGATCTTCTCGCATGGGTCGCCCGGTCGCAACGGGCGGCCCTTTCTTTTGTGGTTTCCATTGGTTTCTCCTTTCACTGAGCCCGTGCGACTGTCAGACCACAGAGGGCGTGAGTGAGGTCGCTGAGCTCGGTCTCTCGGACGGTGTCGGCGGTCAGCAGCACGAGGTAGTCGTTGTCGTAGTAGTCGATCTCGGGATGCCGCTGCCGGTTTACTTCGTTTTTGTGGCGGGCGTAGGGCTCGGCACGGTTCCAGACGTCGTCAGGGATCCAGCGGTCGAGGTGATCCTCGACGCGCTCGCGCAGCTCCTCGCTCGTGATCGTGATCTCCGGGCTCATGCTGTCACCTCCGCGCCACGCGGGCCGGGAGCGTCTGCTCCGGGCGAGTCAGGCCCTTGCTGAAGCTCTGCGGCTCATATCTGACGCCCACGATCCGGCGGCCGCTGACGCCGTACTTGGGGTTGTAGCCGAACAGGTTGACGTAGCTGCCGAGATCCTCGCGCTCGTCGTCCATCGCCTTCAGCACCTCGAACAGGGCCAGCACGTCGTCGATGGCGCGGTGGCTGTTCTGCACCTTGCCGGTGAGGTCGTAGGCGATGATCGCGTTGGCGAGCTTGTGCGGGTAGGCCCTGCGGTCTTTGTAGACCGTCAGGCTGTCCAGCCAGTCGATCCGGCCGACCTTCTGGCCGCGGAGTAGGCCACGGAGAAAACAGGCGTCAAACTGTGCATTGTGGGCGATCATCAGCGTCGGGCCGTTCTGCATGAGCTTGGCGATCTGGCCGGCTGCCTTGACCGGCTGCACGCCCTCGGTCTGGAGCCGCTCGTCGGTGATGCCGGTCAGGCTGACGATGTTCTCCGGGAGGGTCTCGCCCTCGGGCAGCTTGATGAAGGTGTCCATCTTGCCGGCGATCCGTAGGCCGCCGGTGGCCGTGCGCTCCACGCGCAGGGCGGCGAGCTCGATGATCTGGTCGTTGTCGAAGTCGAGGCCGCTGGTCTCGGTATCAAACACGACGAGGGCCTTGTAGCGGTCGAACAGGGTGGAGAGGTTACTCATGTCGGGCCTCCTTCTCGCGGGTAGCTCTCAGGGTGCCGAGCATAAACGAGAGGGCCGTGGTCAGTTGATCCTCGGTGGCGAAGGTGCCGCCGTACTGCTCGGCCAGCGCCGCGATGATCTCGCCGGCGTGCTCCGGCGTGACGTCGTCGGTGGCTTCGTCGTCCTCGATGGAGATCAGGAGATCGGAGTCCAGATAACAAGCGGGGCGCAGGCCGAAGTAGCCGAGGTAGGCGTTGTTCCTGTTCAGCGTGCCGTCGGAATTGACGCCGCGGGCGAGTGACTCGTAGCCGTTAGACTTCGTGCTGAAGGCGGTGGACAGCCACCACCAGTCGTCTGCATTTGGGATGACGTCGCGGTTGCGCCGGTACTGGTCGACCGTCAGCAGGAAGATGGTGACGGTGCAGGTGCCGTAGTCCTTCAGGCCGTCGTCGGTGGTCAGGTCGAGCTCCGTGGTCAGGAAGGCGTTGGGGCCGTTCACGTCCTCGAGCAGGTTGTCGAGGTAGGCGTCGTTGAGGTATTCCTTGCTGCTGGCGACGGCGAAGTTGTTGCAGTTGCCCTCGTCAAAGGCTCGGGTCTCGATGATGTCCTTGCTCAGGCAGAGGGCGCGGCCGTCATCATTCTCCAGCAGGATCCAGCTCTGGCCGGCATAGTCGAAGGCCGTGCCGCGGGCGGCGTTCTTGAGTGCGATCTTTTTCATGGGGGTTGCTCCTTTCGTTCTCTGCGGCCGAGCCTTCTGGCTGGCCTGAATGTTTGGCAGGGTCTCGCCGGCGCGGAGCCGGCTCTCACAGTGCGGGCAGATGTAGCCGGTGCGGGGGATCTTCTGGTAGATGCTGACGTTCCAGTCGAGCCCGCAGCCGACGCACTTGGCTGTCATGGGCCTCCACCTCCTTCCGCAGCCAGAGCCTCGAAAACGTAGCGCCGGATGCGGTTGCGGTACTTCTTCCGGGTTCTGGCTTTCTTTGCGTGAGCTGCGAGGTGCAGCCACTTCGGTGGCACTCCGATGGCCTTGGCCGATACCTTCCAGAGCTTTTTGAGGGCAGAGAGCACGGCGTTGATGACCGGCTTCAGGGCCTCGGCCAGCTTGGCGGCGATTTCCCGCAGAGCGTCGGCCAGTTTCTCGAAGGCTTCGCGGGCCTGCTGCATCTTCTCGTGATCGGCGAGCGCCATGCTGCCGTCGTAGACGTAGGGGCTCAGCTCGTCATCGCCGCCGTCGGCCAGACGCTCGCAGAACGGGAGGCCGGCAGCTTCGGCAGCCTTGCGGCCCTCCTCGAGGGAGTCCCGGCCTTGCGTGACTTCGCAATAGTCCGCGAGGCGGTTGCGGCCGCCTTCGTAGTGCCAGCGGATCCCGGCGGCGATCTCGTCGATGGTCATGTCCTCACCGAAGTGGCCGCAGTAGTAGCCGTTGACGATGACGGCGTCCGGGTCGGCCTTCAGGATCCCGATGGCGTCGTTGAGGTCGTCGGTCTCCCACTCGCCGTTCCAGATGTCGCTCCAGATCGTCAGGGCGTTCCACGAGCGGCCGGTGCGATACACGATTGTCCAGCCGATGCCGTCGCGGATCTCCGCGGCGAAGTCTCGGGCGATGTCTCTCAGTGCTGCCATGCTGGCGCCTCCTCTCTGGTGATGTGCACGACGGTGACGAGGTCGTCGATCTCGTGCTTGGTGGTGTATGTGTCCTGCTCGTCGAGCCCGATGTGCCGTAGCAGCGTCTCGGGCCCATCCAGCAGGAAGGCGGTGACGGCCACGGCGTTCAGCCGGTAGACCGTGACCTCTACGGTGCAGCGGGCGCCATCCTCGTCCAGCGTGGACGGGAATGAGGCCCGGCAGATGGGGCTCGCTTCGTATCTGAAGGCGGTCGCGCGGTTCTCGCCGGCGATGATGTCCTTCACGAACTCCTCGAAGGCTTTGCGGGGGATTGAGCTGCGGTACTTGTCCAGCGTGACGTCGGCGAGCTGCCGGATGGCTTTGGTGTTCATGTTCCGCACCTCCTCAGCAGGCGTCGCCGTGCGGGCCGACGACCGTGACGTGCTTGGTGTTACCGTCTTTGTCCTCGTAGATTTCCTCGACGCTGTTGTCGGCCCAGTTGATCGTCTCCTTGAGCCGCCAGCACCGAGCGTCGTCCGCAGCTTTGGCGGCTTCGCGTGCTTCTTGCTGGAGCTCCTTCAGGCGTCCGAACTCGCTTAGCGTCAGGCTTGCAAAGGGTTCGCTCAGCGCGTAGTCGCTGAGGTAGAAGCTGATAAAGCTATGGCTCCAGCCGGCGTTATGCCAGCCGCTCGTTGCTTTTTCGGCGAAGGCTATGAGCTCGGCGTCGTCCTCAATAGGGCCGCGCTTGCGGTGTTCAAAGATGAACTCGTCGCGGGAAAAGACGGGTTTCCCGTTTACATAGCCGTACACATTGGGGTTGTGTGTCATGGTGGTCTCCTTTCGTCTTGGCCCGGCCAGAGCCGGGGATCTTAGTGGTGTCGAGTCCCTGAAAAGCAGAAACACGACCGCCGGATCGCTTCAGAGAGCAGCGCGGAGGGGGTGCGCAGCTCGTCCATTTTCAGCGTCGGGGTCGTGTGGTCGTTTTCATGTTGGGCTCTCCTTTCTTCGGCCCGGCGCTGCCGGGTGTTCTTGGCTACTGTGCGGCCGGTGCTCGTTTACCTCTGCGCTTGAAGCTCTCACGCAGCCGCCTCTCGGCGAGCTCTGCGCTGTACCCTTCGCGCTGGTTGGCGTCCAGCGCGCCGGTCGCGCCGCGCTGGAGCTCCTTGTAGATCGTTGTGTAGTGGACAGAGAGGCGGGCCGCGATGTCGGCCGGCCGGTCTCCGATCAGGTGCCACGCCTCGATCTTCTTCCTGTCCTCGAGGGTCAGGTAGCGGTATTTCCCCGTCGGTCTCACCTCCGTCTATCAGTTGGATAAAAAAGAAAAATGCACAGGCGACTCAGTTGAGTCTCTGTGCATTTAATAATAATGGGGACGCTGCCGTTTGTCAATAGTAAATGCTAAAAAAGTCTAAAAATTTTTTCATCGGCCCATAATGAGGGCCAGCTCCTCCCGAAAAAGCTGCTCGGCGCACAGAAAACCGAACATTTTGCGGGGATAGCTATTGAGCCACGCCTCCGCGGCCTTCACGTCTCGGGGCGACATGGTGGAGAGGTCTGTCCCTTTCGGGACGAGCCGCCGGATCAGCCCGTTTTGGTTTTCGTTGGATCCGCGCTCGCTTGGTGTGTACGGGTGGCAGTAGTAGACGGTCGTGCGCTTTCCTTTCCCGCGTCGCTTGTTCTCGATGCCATCAGCGTCAGAGAACTCCGTGCCGTTGTCGCAGGTGATGGTCACGAAGATCCTCGGGAACAGGGAGCCCAGCTTTCTCTCTATTCCGTTGAGGGCACGGACGACGCTCTCGCTGGTTTTGTCCTTCATGGGGACGATGATCTCGCGGCGGGTCTTTCGCTCGGTCAGCATGAGCCACGTCCTCTTGAAGCCCTTGCCGCTCTCGAGGCTGTCCATCTCCCAGTGGCCGAAGGTCGTGCGCGTGTTCACGATCTCCGGCCGCTTTTCTATGCTCTTGCCGGCAGGCTTGCGGGGGATGCTTCCATCTGGCCGCTCTGGCTTCCTGCGCCTCTTTCCGCGCTGCGGCAGCATTTCCACAGTGAGGTCGTCGCCGAAGATCTCGGCCCTGATGTAGTTGTAGGCCGTGCTTGCGCAGATGTGCACACGGAAGGGCCAGCCGCAGACCTCGGCCTCGCCGATGGCAGCCTCGGGGCTGTACTTTTCATCCCGGATCTTCCCGATCAGGTAGTCGGCCAGCTCGTAGTCGTTGCCGATTTTCAGCTCCGGGCCCTTTGCCCGAAGATTGGCCTCATACCGAGCCTGCGCCCCGTCCGGGTTGTATCGGATCTCGGTGGTGTAGTCGCTGTTGAGGTGCTCGTAGGTGCACCGCTTGAGCTCCCGGTATATGGTGGTATAGTGGACGCCGATCTCCTTTGCGATGTCCACGACCTTCATGCCGGCCCGCACGAAGGCGTCGATCTGCGTGCGTTGTGTAGGTGTTAGGTGGCTGAAATGTTTTCCCATGGTGATCCCTCCGTGAAAAAGAAAAGGGGCGGCCACTCGGCCGCCCCTTCGTCGTCATCCCTTGTACGCTGCGATCAGTGTCAGGGTCTCCTCGTCCGTGACGATGTCCTCCAGTCTGCACTCCAGAGCGACGCAGATCTTCAGGATGGTTTTGAGTTTAGCCCCGGCGATGTCGCGGTCGTCCTGCTCGTAGGTCTGGAGGACTCGGCTGTTGATGTCGGCCTTCTTTGCGAGCTGAGACTGAGAGAGGCCGCGGCTTTCTCGCAGCGCCTTCAGCCTTTTTCCGGTGGTGATCGTTTCCATGTGGCACCCTCCTCCAGTGGCTTTGTGTGTGTCTTAACTATACAACATTTGTTGTATAATGTCAATAGGTGAAAGAGAAAAGCAGCCCGGCCAGACGGCCGGGCTGCTGCTATTCTTTCCCGAGCAGGTAGTAGACGGTCACGCCGAGAGCGTCGGCCAGATATTCGAGCTCGTAGTCTGCGACCACTCTGTCGCCCGTCTCGATCCGGCTGATGGCCTTCTGTGTGATGTCGAGCCCCGCGATCTGGATCTTATACGCGAGGCGCTCCTGCGATAGGCCGGCCCGTTCTCTGGCTTCGCGGACGCGCTCGCCCGAGATGTTGCACCGGCCGTATGGCCTGTATATCTTCAAATATGCGCCCCCTCCCTTTATGCCAAAGATGCCTATTTGACATTAGCACGCCCGGCATGGTAATATTATGCCAAAGATGTCTAAATGCTAAAAAAGGCAAAGGCAAAAAAAAGGAGGAGTAGATCATGGGTTTACGCTTTAGGAGAAGTTTCAAGATCGCCCCGGGCGTCCGTGTCAATTTTAACAAAAAGAGCGCGAGCGTCAGTTTCGGGCCGAAGGGGCTGAAGCACACGGTCAGCACCACAGGGAAAAGCCACACGACCGTCGGGATCCCCGGCACTGGTCTGTCGTACACAACGACCGGCGGCGGCAGCCGGCCGGCCAGTGTGCCATCTGCGCAGCGTCCCACCTCACCGAAAAGCAAGTTGGTCGTCTTGCTGCTGTGCATCTTTCTCGGTATGTTTGGCGCGCACCGCTACTATGTGGGGAAGATTGGCACAGGCGTCATCTGGACGCTGACGGCCGGCTTCTTCGGTATCGGTTGGATCGTGGACATCTTCACGGTCGCGCTCGGCGGCTTCTATGATGCAAACGGCTATGTCGTCCGCTTCAGGCCGACCGACGCAGAGCTTTCGGCCGAAGGGTTGGAAGAAGATGCCCCCGTTGACATCGGCGAGGAGTAAAGCAAAAAGAAAAGGCCCGCCCGGGTTCTCTCCCGGGCGGGCTTTTTGTTTATATTGACAGTTTTGCGGACTCTGGCCGGGCGCGATCCGCGCCACAGCGAAGGCATATTGCACAATTAGAGCCGCTGCGTGTAGTCCAGAGAGATCCAGCCGGCCCCGCTCTTGAGTTTGCCCCACTTGGAGGCGCCGGGGCCGTCACTCTCTGCGACGATGGTGTAGACGCCCTTGTCCTTGATGGTGCCGTTGGTGCCGTAGTTGGTGCCCGGCCCTTTGCGGATGTTCAGCGCGTCGGCCGTCACCTTCACGGTGTAGGAGGCAGTCGTGGCTCCTCCGGCACCGCTGGTTTTGATGTCGGCCGCGTCTGCCCATCCGTACACGGTGGAGCCGCCGCCGGAGACGGCGATCAGGTGGTATGGGTGAGCCTTCCCCTTTGCGATGGCTGTGACCTTGGCCTTGCCCGGTTTGCAGGCCGAGGAGGCCGTGGCCGTTGCGCTGACATAGTGGCGGGTGCCGGTAAACTCCACCTCGTCGCCGACCTTGATGTCACCCGCGGTAGTGTTCCCGCCGGTGGGCGGGGTGGGGCTGCCGCCGGATGCGCCGAGCCGCTTGTTGACCTCGGCCGCGATCTCGTCGTGCAGGTTGTAGAGATAGTCCCCGGGGCAGGCTTTCGCAGCGTAGTCCCGGTGCACGGTCATGTTGCAGCCGTTCAGGTGGTTGACGCGGTCGTTTTTGTTGGTAGACCAGACGAGCTTCTTGATCCCGTTGCGCTTGCAGATGTCGGTCACGAGATCCAGCAGCGCCTCGTATGCCTTATCTTTGACGGCATAGGGGTGGGTGGCGTCGCTTGCGACCTCGATGGTGACGGCGCGCTGGTCGTTGGCGTTGGACGATGTGCACCACGAGCGGTTGCCCTCGTCCACATAGAGAGCGATGCGGCCGTCGGGGCCGATGCCGTAGTTGCTGGACGCCTGCCGGCTGCTCTGAGCGAACAGGGCGCCACAGCTTTCGACTGAGAGCTGGCCCGCCATACAGTGGATCGTGATGGTGTCGATGCTCTTGGTGCGTTTGCCGGAGTGGTTAGGGCTGAGCTTGGTGTAGGAGATCAGGGGGCTGTTACTCATTGTCTGCGCCCTCCTTCTTCCAGTTCATGATCTCCTTCAGCTTGTCGAAGCCGAACATGGACGCATACGCTACCATGAAGCCGATCACGACGAAGGCGACGACGATGTACCATGTGAGGCTGATCGCCTCGATCTGCGTGTAGGCAAGGCCAGAGGCGATTGTGAGGGCCTGCGCCACAATAAGCGCGAGAATATTGGTGGGCAGCTTGTCCCATGTGGATTTCTTGACGACTTCGACGATGATGTTGGTGATGGCGACGAGTACGCCGATAATGGCGATAATAGCGGAAATTTCCATAATTTGTACCCCTTTCTATCCTTTTGTTTCTGATGACGGACACGGCACATCAGAGGGCTCTCCATCTGATGTGCCCGTGCTCGTCGTTTGGTACGGAGCCCCATCCGCGTCCAGCCCGTGCCGGTTGCGGCTGATCTTCTCGGTGGCCGACTTGGCTGCGTAGCTTACGAGGTAGCCGATGCAGGCCGTGAAAATGGTGGTCGTGACGTCGCTGGCGGTTTGCTGGTCTCTGAAGGCCAGCACATAGGACGCAACGGCCGAGAGTGTGGCGACGGCCACGGCCCACGCGGCCAGCTTCTTCGAGAACTCCCACGGGCGGCGCTTCTGCGCGAGGCGCTTCGGTTCGTATTTCTCCACGGTCTGCGCCTCCTTCAGTACAGTGCTTTGATGCCCTGCTCGGTGAGGAAGTCCTTCTGCTCGTGCTTGATGCGTTTGGCATACTCGAGGGCCGCCTCCGTCTCGCCGTTGGCGTGGCCGTTCTTCAGCGCGGTGGCCGTCGCCTCTCCGAGCGCGATGGCGGCCCCGACGCTGCGCACGAGTAGCACCTCGTTTCTTTCGCGGGCAGCGTCCCTGCGGTCAAGCTCCTCGTCCCTCTTGGTGAGCCGTCTCTGGATGCACCAGAAACACAGGCCAGTGATGGCCGACGGGATCCCCATGAGGGCCACGAGCTGTGCGATGTCTAACTCGATCATGCTGCACCTCCATCCTCGATTTCGACGACCTCCCAGCCCTGTGGGTATGCCTCGGGGCTGTATGCGTTGGCGTCCTCCTTGATAGAGCGGTAGACCTTGCCATCAGTCCAGAGGCAGACCTCGCCCTTCTGGTAGCTGTCCTCGGCCATGGTCGGCTGAATGAACGGCTTCGCCTTCTTCGGGTCGGTGGTGTGGTATGGCACCCACTGTGCGGGGCTCTTGCCCGGCTCGATGTCCGGGTTGTTTTTGGTGTTGTGAGCTTGGCAGCAGCGCCAGCTCTGCCCGCTGTGAGTGCAGGCTTCGTTGACCTCGTGGCTGCCGTCGCCCTTGGGGCCCTCCTTCGTCCACGCCGGCAGCAGATCCTCGCAAGCGATGATCTCAGTGCCGGTTCGGTCTCCAGCTTCGGCCTCGCTCACAAATGTCATGCGGGCGCTGCGCAGAGCTGCCTCGAGGCCGCTATACTTGGTGCTCATGTGGTCAGCCCCCTTTCAATGGCGCCGGTCAGATCCTCGAGCTCGTTCTCGAGGTCGGTGATGCGCTGCTTGTCCTCGGGGGAGGTGCCGCCGGCGCCGCCGGCCTCCTCCTTCTCGTGGATAGCTTTGATGCTGTGCTCCATGAAGTAGACCATGTCGCTCCTCCTTCCTTGTGGTTTTACGCAAAGTTACCGCCGACCGACTGGATGTAGCAAGCACCCTCGGCCGAGCCGCGCAGGAGCTTGACCTTGATCTTGACGCCCCAGTCTGCGGCGGTCTTTGTGTCGTTGGTGAAAAAGTGCTTCTGGCTGTTGAGTGCCTTCTGCGTGATGTCCTCCCATGTGGGCTCTGCGTCGTTGCCGTTGTTGCAGATCCAGACCTGAAGGGTGCTGCCGACCGGGAAACTGCCCTGAATATTGACGAGTGCCTTGGTCGGCATATCGTCGGCCGCCATCGCCACGGTCTGCACGAACTCGATGGAGTGCACGGCCTTGTCAAAGGACAGGGTGCGCACAGCCTTCTCGTTTTTGGCGTCGGTGGCGGTGATGGTCAGGGTGTGGTCTCCATTGAGCAGCTTGAGCCACTGGTCACTCGTGATCGTCAGCTCGTTGGTGTCTCCGAGGGTGGCCGTGTAGGTGCGCAGCGTGGTGTTGTCCAGTTTCTCCACGACCGTGACCTGATGGCCGTCGGCGTCGGTTACTGTGTACTCATAGGAGGGCGGCGCTGCGGTGAAGCTGCCGAGGTCGGTGTCGCTTCCACTGATGACGGGCGGCCGGTTGTTGGTAACGGTGCGCACGGCGCTGGTGGTGTATGCGCTCTCGGCGCCGGCCGCGTCGTATGCCTTGACGCGGTACTGTACGTTCTCCCATCCGTAGGTGATGGAGTCGGTGTAGCTCCGGGAGCTGCCGGAGTAGACCTGAGACCACGAGCCTCCGTTGACCTTTCTCTCCAGCTTGTAGCCGGCGAGGTTTCCATCGGGGTCGGTAGACTGCCCCCACGAGATGCTCAGGTTTTCGCCGCCGATGACCTCGCTCGGGACGGTGATGGTCGACGGCGCCGTGGGCGCCTGATTGTAGACGATTGTGTAGCAGCCGTCCGAGTCGGTGGTATCGGAGACAAGGAGATCAGAGGACAGATTACAAGCGGGGCGCAGGCCGAGGTGGCCGCGGTAGGCGCCGTACCAGTTCAGCGTGCCGTCGGAATAGACGTAGCGGGCGTAGTGGGCCGACCTGGCATAGGCGTCCCGCAGCCAGTAGTACCACGCCTGATTTGCATTGACGTCGTAGTTGGAGTTGGCAGCGGCAGAGGCCGAGACGGTTGCGATGCGGCTGCTGTTGTCGCTGAAGATCGCCAGCTTGACGCCGCAGACATGGTCGCCGGAGAGGCCGACCTCTGTGCAGGACAGGGGGAAGATCTTGTCCACGCAGGTCTCAGTCCCGCCGCCGTCCGTCGAGCTCTTGCCGACCGTGATGGTGGTGGAGAGTAGGGCGGCCCGCTCGTTGGCCGTGAAGCCGTTAAGGAAGCCGGCGATGGTGTTGTAGGGGTTGTACCCGCTCCAGACGTGGGACGAGTCAGGGGCCTGATCGGCCGAGTGCTGCGCGGTGTACCACTTGCCGGCTCCGGCGTCGCTGTTTAGCCACTGGCGCAGGTTCGACCAGATGTAACGGTTGTTTCCGTAGTTTCTGCGGTCGCTGTTTCCGTTGGAAGGCTCGGTAGCGTCGAAGCAGAGCAGCTTGATGATCTGATTGGTCACAAGCGTGACGCTGTTGGACGGGTAGCCGCTATGGTTCTTGTCGCCGACGATCCAGATGATCGGCGCGCCGTACAGGCTGCCGAACTTGACCTTGCTCTTGTTGGCGAGGTTGCTCAGTTTTTGAGGCATGAGGCGTTTCTCCTTTCGGTGTTGGTTTTAACTCCGGGAAGTAGCCGTAGAAATAGGCGTCCATGTTCTGCCGCAGGTGGTAGGTGTTGCCGTGCGAGATGTGGCCCGTCCAGCTTGCGTAGGATTGGGCCACGCTCTCGAGCGTCATCTTGTTCCTGTCCACGAGGCCGCGGAACTTTCTGATCCTTCGCTTCATGTTGTCGATGCTCTTGGCTCTGACCTTTCTGACCACCTTGCCGGTGTTCGTGAGGTATGTGTGGAAGCCGAGGAAGTCGATGCCGTTCTTCAGAGGGAAGATCTGCGTCTTGCCGTTCAGGCGTAGCCCCAGCGGCTTGATGTACGCCTTGATCTGCTTGAGGATCTCCCGGAGCAGCAGCTTGTCGCTGCTGATGATGTAGAAGTCGTCCATATAACGGCCATAGACGAGGCCGAGGTCGTCCCGCAGCCAGTGGTCGAAGTCGTCCAGATATAACAGGGCGAGCAGTTGGCTCGACTGGTTGCCGATTGGGATGCCGGGGTCTGGCGTGCTGTCGATGACGATCCAGAGAAGCCACTCGACGAAGTCGACCAGCTCGGCGTCAGGAAGAACGGCCAGAGCCTTGCGGGCCTTTGCGAAGCAGACGGCGTGCAGCAGGGTATAAAAGAACTTTGAAAAGTCCCCTTTCAGCACCCAGCCCTCCGCGTAGTCCCACTCCTCCATCGGCCGGTATGGCAGGCCGGCGGCCCTCCGGGCCTCCTCGTCTGCTGCCTTCCGGCTGAAGAAATAGTGACGCATAGCGTCGGCCAGACGGTCGAGGCCGTCGTGGGTGCCTTTGCCGATCTGCCCCGCATAGTTGTCCCGGATGAAGCGCCGGGAGAATGTTGGCTCGAGGACGTTGTCGCATAGCGAGTGCTGGACGACCTTGCCCTCGAAGTCTATGGCGAGGACGAGCCGCTCCTTGGGCTCGTACACCTTGAAGGGATAGTAGGGCCCGAAGATGTACTCGCGCCGCTGGAGGCGGTCAGAGAGGTCGGCCGTGCGCTCTATGGCCTCCATACGGTAGCGCATGGCCGTCGGGTTGTCTCGCTTCCCGCAGCGGGTCTTGCGGTATGCTTTGTATAGTGCGTTGAAACTGTTGACGATGTTCTCCATGTAAAAAATCCCTGCCGTCGGCAGCTCAGGCCACGCTTTGCGTGCGCCGCCGGGAGCATCGGCAGTCCTGTGTTTACCCATGGCCGGGCCGGTCATACGGCTCCGGGTGCGGGAGGGATACGCCTTCCTTGGATGATGGCGCACAGTGTTCGCCGGCCATTTCCGGCCGGTTAATAAGTCGGGCTATCCATCGAAGCGGGGCGCAGGCCGTTGTTGCCGTTGTAGGCGTTGTTCCTGTTCAGCGTGCCGTCGGAATTGACGTTGCGGGCGTTGTTGGCCGACCCGGCACGAAAAAACAAGGCGTACCCCACGGGCTGCCTATTGATGGCGCGCCTGCGCGTCCATCTTCGCGGCCCTTTCTTTATCTGATTTGTACCATTTTGCGGTCTGATTTTTGACGCCGGCCGCCATTCTTGACCAGTGCGCGAAGGCGTCATCGCTGAGCCCGCTGAGGATCTCGTGGGCGAGCTCAATGTGGTGGATCAGCTTCCGGCAGTTGCGCAGGGCCGAGCGTTGGGCTCTGTATCGCATTTGCCTCTCCTCCGGGTCGGTCAGGAGCAGATCGTTGGCCTCCATCAGGTCAGCGACGAGGTCGCTGGCCTCGTTCATCATCCGTTGCGCGAGCCCGAGCCGCTCCTTCTTCGGGAAGATGTTCGGGTTGCGCGTCTTGATGTAGGTGTGTTTTTCGAGCTCCTTGGCGTCGCTGATGACCTGCATCTCCGGGAGCTTTTCACGGCCGAAGGGCGGGCGGCCTACATTTGCCCGCTCGTATGGCCGCGAGTGTCCGTTGCTTGCCGTAGTACCTCACCTCCTCCCCCTTGATGGTGATCCTCGCGCCTGTGCCGTCGTAGGCTGTGCCCTGAATGACGATCACGCCGTCCTCACGATTGCAGCACGAACACGGCAGAGCCAGCTCGACAAACAGGTGCGCGATGATGCACGACGCCTCTGCTGGAGGGATCGGCGTGTAGCCATAGCCGTCCATGGCTTAGCACTCGAGGCGCTGAAGCGTAGCGTTCCAGACGCCAGAGGTGAGGGTGATGCCCTCCAGATCCGCGAAGGTGATCTGGAAGGGGTTGGTCGTAATGTCGCCGAACACGGCGTCCCACAGGGTCGTGATCTTGCTGGTGTTCTGTTGGACGATGTTGCTCAGGTCGACCACAGCGGCCTCGGCCTTCTGTGCGATCCCGACCGCCTGCTGCGCGAGAAGGATGGCCTGATTGGCCGTGGCCTGCGCTGCTAGGGCGATGGCCTTGTAGTTTTCGTAGTCCTCCTTGGTGGCGTAGGCGTCCGCGGGGATGTATGCGGTCACATTGGTGGCCGTGCCGATGGCGGTGACGATGTCGATGGTTTTCTCGACGATGGTGGCACCGCCGGTCGGGGGGATCCACTCGGCGAGGTCACCGCAGTTGCCGTAGCAGTACAGCACCTCGCCGACTTCTTCATCAGGATCCTCAGCATAGAGGCCGAGCTCCCGATAATAGAAGCCGTCGTCGGTCTGGTCGTTGGTGAACACGCCGCCGACGGAGACGGTGCCGTCCCCGTTTACGACGCATTTCGTGATGTCGATGGTCGCCTTCGGGCTGACCACATCGGTGAGGGAGCGGGGCGTCTGTCCCTCCTCGAGGTAGCCGTCGCCGAGTACGATCCGGGTGTAGTTGATTTTTTTGCCCGCCACGCCCTTCGCCAGAACGAGAAGGCCCGCGGCGGTGATGTCGTTGTTGATAAATGCGGCCATGTCTTTCTCCTTTCCTTAGTCTGAAGCGAGGACGCTGGTGCCGATGGTGACGGTCTCCCGGTTGTTGTCGTGGATGGCCGCCCCGTGGTAGAGGTGGATCTCGTCTGTCCCCATGACGTGTCGCTCCTCTCCGTGCTCTCGCACAGCCATCCCGGCATAAAGGAACATCTCGCCGGTCAGGCAGATCAGGATCGCGTCGAGCCACGCGCTGCGCCGCTTTACAGTACGCAGCAGGGAGAGAAACAGGTTGAGGTTGTCGTTGACGAGCCCCGGGTTGTCGCTCAGCACCTTGAAATGGTAGGGGGCGCCGCCGTACTGATACCACTCCCTGACCTCTCCGCTGCCGAAGTAATCGGTGATGATCTGCTCCACAGCGTAGCGGGTGCCGAGCTTTGCGTAGACGCGGTCGCTGCTGCGGATGACGGCCCTCTTGGTCTCGATGGGTGCGGTGCTGTCATACCACTGGATGTTCAGCTCCCACGCCATTTCGTCCAGCTCGGCCTCACTGAGCTGGTCGATCTTGTCCCATCTGCTCAACAGTTTCAGCCGGGCGAAGGCGTCACGGGATAGGGTGTCGCAGCCGGAGGCCAGCCCGCGGTCAGCGCCGTCCTGTGCCATCCATGAGGGCAGGAGCTTGATCATCTCGACTTCGCTGAGTCGCATTTAGATCACCTCGCTCTCTGTCTTGTGGCTGACAGTCATGTGCCCGCTGAACTTGGCGACCTGTGTGTCGCTGACGGGTGTGTAGACCGGCTTGGTCACGTCCACGCGGAAGGCGCCGGTCAGGTTTTCGCCCCACGACGGGCAGAGGATCCGCTTGCGGAGCTGGTCGGGGTTGATGTCCCGGCCCAGCGCGCCCACCTGCCACTCGTTATAGCGGTTGATTGCACCGCTCGTGCCCTCCACGTTGGCGACGACCTCGGCCTCTGTCTCGGGGGTGGCGTAGTAGACGATCTCGATGTCGTAGGTGATGACCTCCGGGGCCACGACGCTGACCACGTCGGTGAGCGGCCGGATGTCTGATGCGTTGCACGCTTCCAGCACCTTCTCGAGGATGCTCTCGTCGGGGATTGCTCCACCCTCCAGAAGGGGGACGATCTTGACGCAGCCCTCGAGGGTGCGGGTGATGGTGATGTCGAGGCTCGTGGCGTCCGTGAGGGCACCCTTGAGCTCGATGGTCAGTAGGTCGTCGGTGTAGTCCACGGTGTAGTCGGCGTCCTCCACGCCGGCCGTGCTCTCCCCGTGTTCCTTGACGATCAGGGTGCCCGGCAGCAGCCGGCCGCCTCCGATGAAGGCGTGGCCGTCGTAGACCGTCAGGGTGCGGCTGATGGTTTCCGTCTCGCTGACCGCCCGGGCGTCGATGATGGAGCTGTCGGCCGTCATGGCCCAGTAGATGTAAGCCTGTTCGGGCCCGGCCGTAGACCGGGACGCCGGCGCCAGCCGGATGCGCTCGCGCAGTCTGTTGTCGCCTTCCTCGGTGTAGGGCTCGCCATCGTCGCCGCCGGCCGTTGCTGTGATGTTGGTGACGCTCTCGATGTATGGGATCAGGTCGACGAGGGTGGTGATGGTGCCCGGGGCGTACCCGTTGTACTCGGTGCCGTTGCTGACGGCCGAGGTCGGGATCTCCACAGAGTAGGCGCCGGCCTGAAGGACGGCGATCTCGTCGGTGGCAAAGTAGTGGTCGCTGTCTGGCGTCACCTTCGTCCACTTCGGGATGATGATGTTGTTGGGCTGCGGCGTGCTCACCGAGAAGCGCATGGTCGTCTTTGCCGGGGATCCTTCCAGCCGGTGGACATCCAGCCGCTCGCCGATGGCGTCAAGCACCTCGCCCCGCGCATAACGGAGAAGGGTCTGCCGTCCGGTGTCGTCGAGGCTATTGTAGAGGGCGACGAACACGGCCACGAGCCCCTCGCCGAAGATCCGGCGCTCGTCTCCGGGGTACAGAGGTTCGCCGGCGCCCTTTTCGAGCGCAGCGATCAGGGTGTTGTAGATGGTCGTCGCGTCGGTGGTGGTGAGGTGGATGTCGTCGCCATAGGTGTTGGTCTCGTCGCTCATGCTGTTCACCTCCTTCAGAGTGTGTTGTTGTCAATGCTGGCCCGTAGCTCGAAGCCTCCGGCCTGTTCAGCCAGCGCGACCAGTTCGGACGAGCTCAGGCGCACGCGGGGCTCGTATGTTTCCACAACGAACTCCACATCAGCGGCCAGCTCGTCGGCCGCCGTTCCGCTCGGCTTGTCGATCAGGGTGCGGTCGATCCCCTTGATGCGCTCGTATGGCACCTCGCCGCGGATGGTCTTTAGGAGGTTCTGCACGCAGGTCTCTGGTGCTGCGTTGCCGCTTGCTTTCATGGGATCACCTCGCTTTAGGTCAGTTGGGTGTTGTTTGGTTTCTTTGCAGCTTTGTCGCTGCTGGATGCTCCGACGGTCAGTGCGCTCAGGCGCGGGCCGACTCCGCTGGAGACCCCAGCCGGGGACGAGCTTCCCCCGGTAGAGCTCCCGGCGGTTGCCTTCTTGCTGCTGGCCTCCTCAGCGTACTCCGTCAGGTTGATGGTGATCTTCCCCTTCAGGATCCGGCCGAGATTGTCGACCGTAGTGTCGCTGAGGCTCACGCCAGTGAGCTGAAGGTTGGCCGGGCCGAAGCGCGTGCCGCCGAGGTAGAAGGGGGCGTACTGGCCCACCAGCGCCGTCCACGACTCGTACTCGCCGCGGACATCGCAGCCCACGGCGACGGCGAGATCGAAGTCGAAGCTCATGCTCTGGAGCTTGAGCGCCTTGGTTTTGGTGGCCGGGGATCCCGCCTTGTCGTCGCTGTTCTCCGTGTCCAGCTCCACGCTGGCCGAGACGCCGTTCAGGGCGGCGATCCTCTCAGGGGAGACGCCCCACGTCTTGCCGTTCCACGATGCCATGACGGACATGATGCTCGGCCTCCTTCCTTAGTTCGGGCCGCTCGTCTCTCCGTGCACGCCCGTGTGGGTGTGGCTTTTCAGGCTGATGCCACTGGCCGTGACATCGGCCGACGGAACGCTGACGCCTTTGTCCTGCACGGTGACGGCGCCCTTCTTGATGGTGATGTCTCCGGGGACGATGCCGGGCCACTCTCCGTCCATGCGGGAGAGGATCAGGCCGGTGCCGTCCTCGAACATAGCGTAAGCGACCTCCACGCCGGGGCTCAGGTTTCCCATCTCCCCGCGCAGATACCACGGGATCGTCAGCGGCCTCGTGACGAGGCTGTCCGCTGTGCTTGGAAGCACCCGGGCCGTGGTCTTGTCGCCGTTTCTGTCGGGCTCTCCCTCGATGCTCGAGATCTTGCCCTTTTGGATCATTTGGGTGTTGCTGTTTGGCATGGTCAATATCCCTCCAGAGGCTTGCGCAGATATAGCTTGCTCCGGCTCTTGACATAATCGTGCCGGATCCGGCTGACGAAGGCCGTGCCGTCCCACGATGCGACGCTCTCGGTGGAGAGCGTCACCACGGATCCCGCTGCATACTCGCGCAGCAGCGTCCCCGTCCAGAGCGTTGCGACGGT